CTATCTATAATCCATCATATGCTCCAAGGCCTCTTCAAAAAACTCGCACGCTGCGACGATTCCCTCTGCAAAAGCCTGTTCCACAACATCCTCTGTTTCCATTTTAGCATATTCGTTCCGTTGGTCAGCGACAAAAGCGTGTAGAACCAGCAGTTTTACTATTAATTTATCCATCGCAGTTTCCCCTCCTCATTGATCCCGTAGTTTCAATCGCGCACCAGCAACCTTTATGTCAGAGTAGGACGACTGCGACTGTTGAGGCTGTTTCAATGACCGCAAGAACCCCAGAAACGACGGCGCCTGGAAAACCCGGAAAGGATATTGACGATTTAGAGCATACCTTGTATCCGAGAGGATAAGGATATATGGAAAGATCACCTTCCCCGCCGGCTGCCAAGGTTCTTCGGCGATCAGCCCGCTTTCGTATAGTGCGATATACCGGCTTAGTTTTTCCTCGATCATTTTTTCAGTGTAAAAAGTGCGTTGGCACTCGAGGAAAAACGGCGTCCGCTGATAGATAAAAAACGCGTCGGGTTCAGCCAGCCCTTTTCGATATTTCGGCTCGACGATAAACTGCTCGACCGATCCGATTGAAATAATTTCCCTGTACACCTTGACAATCTCGAGGTAGTGCGGGATTTTTTGCGAGTTCTTTTTGATGTTGCTGTCAGCGCAAAAATACACGTACGGAACAAATGCCGTGGATCGCTGTATATGCCCGTCGCGAACCAGCCGCAATAGGACATTATTGGCGCTTTCTTTTGGCCGTTTCAAGTCTCGAAAATGGATCTCCGCAATGTCGTCACGGCTCATTACCCGGAACCGTTGTAAATCAGCGATGATCGCTTTATCACGTTTAGTTAGTGTCATCATCTAACACCCCTAAAATCATTTCTTCACTGACATGATCCTGAGGGTCAGTCATATCCAAACCAGCTTGCAATACATTCCCACGGTCTGCCACTTTGTATGCCGCGAGAATCTTCTTCGCTCGTTCCATAGACAAAAACGGCGCCTGTATCTCCGTCAATCCTTCCCTTTTCAGCAGGAAACGGCCTCGCTGTTCAATGCTGATTTTTTCCGCCCCCGGCGTACCAATAATTTTTGCGTTTGATAAATCAGCAGTACGAAAACCCATCCGCACCGTTAAATTGGCCCGTATTTTTGTATCCAGTATGTCGTGACTCGGCCGTTGCATGGATAAAATCACAATTATATTGAGTGCCCGACCGATCGCTACAAGCTGAACCAACGTGTTCATGATATCTTTTTCGTCTTTCACAACGACTAGCTCATCGATACAAATGAGAATGATAGGGGGACGTTCCGAATCTGGTAAGTCACTTACGTGCGCTTGCTCTTTTTCATGGAGCAATTGACTGCGCCGGTTCATTTCGGCTTGGATAAATGAAAGCATCTTTTTTAATTGACCTGGCGTCGTGCAAACCGCCTTCACCTGACGGCAGCGTTTGAAAATATGAAACTCTGACATCTTCAAATCAGCGCAGTAAATATGGAGTTTACTATCATCGTAGTATTGAATAAGTGTTGTGAGGATTGAACGCAGCTGTGTCGATTTGCCGCTGCCGCTCTCGCCGGCGATAAGCAAATGCGGCTCTTGGATCGCATCATAGGCGATATATTGCCCATATCGATCCATTCCACAAATAATCGGAAGCGCTAACCCCTCAAGATGCGGTCTGATCTTTTTAAAGTTATAGGAAAGCTCATTGGGCAGTCCTCGATGATAAATGGTCAGTTTAAATCTTTTATAATCCCCCTCCAATTGAGCATGCTGGCCGAACACTTGCTGAAACACATATTCTTTCTTAAAAACCTCCTTCGGATCCATTCCGTTGATAAGAGTAAATACATATTCCGTATGATCGTTTCCAACTCTAACGCTATGAATCTTCGGAAACACCTTTAGCTCCCGCTCCCCACTCCGATAGGTCACGTACAATCCGGCCGCCTGAAATGCCTTTCGTAACTGAGACTTAGCCCGTTGTTTTTGCAGCCATTCTTTTATCACATCAAAGCCCTCCTAGACTAAAAAATAGCCACAATACAGCGCCGTAAACTGCAATCGGAAATACAACGCGGCCACAACCAGCTACTTTTTCAGCCACATCGGCCCTCCCCATCATGACTAGTCCTCGCTCTATAAACGCTGTCAACGTAATCGTACCGACCCCTGTCATGAGCAAGGCAAAGTCAGCGTCCTGGACAGGAAATAGATGATGCGGAGTAATGACCGGGAACAACGCCGGGACAACTACGCCTGTCTTCGCCCGTTTTCCAGCCGTCTGTTTTCCGCCCATGAATTCTCGAAACGGGATGGTTTCCGGTTGCCGTCTGAAAAGCACTCCTATCACCTCTTTTGTTTGTGGTTTTCTTTCCCCTCGCGCTCCCCTTCTCCTAACACACGCCGAATTTCTTGCCACACAAGGCATTTATCACGTACAAGTGCACTAAGGGAACAGTGTAGGAAAAGAGTTCAGAGCGAACATGGAACACTTTCGGAATCATGTTGAGAGAGTGATGCCGGGATGTCTGATACAGTGTAGGAGCAGTTTTGCTACTGTGGGGCTTTTGTGTTATTAGCCTATGTGACCCTGATTGTCCTTTTATCTTGTCCATCGAAAAAAATTCTGTCAGAGCTTATCCTTTGCGGAAGGATCGGAACGATTTCATGGCGAAATGAAAAATCGGAGGGGATTCGATGACCGGATATAAATGTATGTTAAAGGTGATCCTAGCCCAAGAGGGCATTAAACACGGAGAATTCGCTAAGAGGATCAATATTAGCCCTGGAACGCTAAGCGCCATCGTTAATGATAAGCAGCTACCATCGTTCGATGTGGCCTATGCAATCTGTGCGGAACTGAAGAGACCACTTGAGGAGATATGGATAAAAAAAGAGCCTACTCAAAGCGAGTAGGCTTATATCTATTTTACACTTCTGGCTAAATACTCTACTGGTACCCAGCCGCGCTGACCAGTTTTAATTATTTCAATCTTTGCATTGATGAAACCACGATCTACAACAGTAATGGGAGTGCCTTTTGGGGCAAAGACTACTTTACCCTCTAAAATCATTCTTTCTAAAGCCTCTTTATTATTTGCGGTAATGTATTTAAACATTTCCTCATAATTTGTTTTATCTTCCCCTAATGCAACGAAAACATCATCAGCTAATACACCGTTTTCCCCATCCATTAAAGGAGCATTATTTTTTGTTCCTTCCTTTTTAGCAGGCTCCTCTTTCTTTACCTCTGCTTTTTTCGGTTCTTCTTTTTTCTCTTTTGGTTGAGCTACAGCAGGCTTGGCTTCTTGCTTATGAGCTGTCTTTTCTGGCTTCTTTTCTTTTGGCTGCTCTTGCTTTGGTTCCTTCGCTGTTTCCTTTGGCGGCTCTGTCGTCATTCCAAATACAATGAATCCCACAAAAAATACTGCCAAAGCAATAAATGAGCGTTTAAATAGCGTTTTTGTTCCTTCTCTTTTTTTCGCAACCCCCGCAATGCCACGAACCAAATAAACAAGAAAAGCAACCATCGCAATAAGACTAATAACTAAAGCAACGTTGTCCATATTATCCCCCTTCTTTTTTATTCTCTCTGCCTATAATACCACTATTTTCCCTATTTTGTTTCAACAAAAATAAAAAAAGCCCTGCCAGTCGGCAGGGTTATTTTACGCGCAATTTTTGTCCGACATGAATCAAGTTAGGATTGCGAATCCTGTTCAGTTTTTGCAGCGCATCTACTGTTGTATTATGCTTTGCGGCGATTTGCGAAAGCGTGTCGCCTTTTTGGACGACATATACATCACCAGCACTCATCTTCAACTTCACGCGTTTTTTGAAGTTTTCAAATGCTTGTCCATTTTTGACCCACGGAGCCGGACAATTTTTATGCGTGATGTCGTAGTGCCGTACAATGTCTTTGAGCGGATCCAGTTTGAATTTTTTACATAGCTCCACGAATACATCTTCTGTGCGAGCGATTGTATCGGGATGAAACGTACCATCTTTCTCCACACACATTTCCACACTGATAGACAACAAGTTCGCGTTCGGTTTCAATTCTGGAACGCCGCGGTAAGTACCATCGTTCGCATGGTATGCCACTTCATCGAGAGGAATGATGTTAATTGCTTCGTTTTTATCAACGAAAATATGTGCCGACGCATATCGTTGCGCTTGGATAATGGTGCGATCAAAATATGTGAAATGATTGTCTGCCGATGCGCCTGGATTTGCCGTCCAATGTAAAACGAGTTTTTTCACGTCTTTCAGTTTTAGCCCCGGACGCGAATACTTGTTTACTCGGATGAACTTTTCTGCCCATACACTCATTGTGTATCATCTCCTTTTTGACTTTCACTTTTTAGTTGTGCAAAAACCTTCGAAACTTGCCCGGGAATAGACACACCCAAACGACCGAGATTTTCAATAAAACTGATGCCTTCATTACCGATTAAAAACATAATCATCGTATTGCGCATAAAATCGCCGCTCCCAGTCACCACATCCAGTTGGTTTGCTACAATGACAGCCAAGATCATCGCCATCTTTTTCATCAGTCCTCGAAACGCTGTTTTGGATGAAACTTCTTTTGTTCCAATAGCAACCATCAGACCTGAAATGTAGTCCACTGCCATCATGATTCCGAGTGCAATCGCAAGGTGATCCACCCCGCCAATTAAATAGGCGATAGCTGATGCGCTACCGCCTGTGATGGTTGTGTATAGCGTGTTTGTATTGTGCTTCATTTGCCTTCCTCGCTTTCTTTAAGGATAACAAGCACCCTCGGAAGTGTGCTTGTTGCGCATAATCGTCCGAATGTTCATTACTTCATGCTGTTAATTACTTGTGTTACGACGTCTTTTAGGTTGCTCAAGTTAGGCACTTGGTCAAGTGTATAAGTTCCTGCTAACACAAGACTTACCCAAACTTTTACTAACCCGCTGTTTTCAGTGAATACCATTTTACATACCTCCTGTCATTGTTGATAATAGCAGTGTCAATTCTGCTACTGCTTGTTGCGTTTCTTTTAGCTGTTCTGTAAGTGGTTTCTGATAAACCGGCTCTTGCGGCTCGGTTGCGTTCGGGTCGGGATAACTAAATTCAAGTTGTTTTGTTTCAGGATTTATACGATAAGCTGAACATATCCTAAAATCTTCTTCGTATTGTCCATATTCTAAATCAATATAATCAAATGAATCACGATTGCGTTTTGACAATTCTATATAAGTTTCTATATCTTCTTCTACTGTTGGCTTCGTACCAAAACTTTTATATTCTCCAGTGTCAACAATAATTTGACCGGTATTTTTATCGAAATATAATCTTCTTCCAATTAAGTTCAACATTTTAAATCCCTCTCTTATTTTTTTTATTCAAATGCTATCCAATCGTAATTTACTCCACCACCTTGTACAGGCAATCTAAAGTAAGCAGCATAATCGGTAACATTTGTCATTCTTAAACTTGCACCGGAAACACTACCGTAGTTAGATTTCGCACCAACCGCTGTAATTTTATAGTCATTTGGAAAACGACTATCGTATATACTGTGGTCAAACACATCGCCTGTTCTTTTCGCTAAAATGTAACTCGGAAAAAATCCTATTGCCGATATACTGAATGGAAGGTAAAAATAGCTAAAAGTATAACCATCAACTGACCTATAGAATGTTATTGGACTAGTGGAAGATGTTATAGTTCCTGTTGCAAATTTTTTTCCTATTGGAATACTTTTCACTCCTGAAACAAGTTCAGCGAATGTCGGAACTGCCCCAGCTTTAGTCACAGTTCCGCCTTTTGCAGTGATGGTGGACTCTAGCTGGGCTTTCCCATCACTTACAGATGTAAAAAGGTTTTCACTCCATGCACTCCATGTTCCGCCATCTCTTATACGCATATAAAAAGTAGGTTGTGTTCCTGTTAATTTAAAGGCTTTTTGTATTACATAGTTTGCAGAGTTAGTATGCCTAATAACTTCAACATAAAACCAACTAGCCGAACCATCAGGAGAATTTATGAGATTTTCTCCGTTATAAAAACCTGTATTCACCAAATTATTTAGATCTTGACCGGAAATTAATATAGCAGTACCATTATCGGCTGTTACTTTGTGTCTTTGCATACTATTCCAAGTGTCTTTTTCAGCTTGTGTGACGTGTTTAGTAGTATCAGCCGAATGCGCAACAACTGCATCATTCACCTGTTTCACCGCATTCGCCGTCGCCGCCTGTGTCGTTGATGTACTTGATACAGTATCGTTCAATTGAACAATCCCCGGCGCACTTGTGCTTGCGCTCGGCAATTGTGTCGTCGGCACTTTTGCACTCCCGTCAAGTGAAGCGACGCCGTTCGCCGCGCCTTTTTGGCTGGATGAAATCGCGTCTGTGATTCCGTACCCAGACAGCGTTGTCGGTTTATTCGTGACTTCCGCAAATGTATGGGTGTGCCCTGTTGGACTTGCTCCGACATCAGAGGAGGTGAGGGTGACAGCGCCGGTTTTTCCGTTGACACTCGTTACTGTATTCCGTTGTGCGCCCGACTCGATACCATCCAGTTTAACTTTGTCTGCCGCAGACATTCGCCCTGCTTCTGATACCGTAGCTAGCTTAGTCACTTCCACGTCCAAAATGTCAAAGTTTTGGTTCAAGTCATCAATGTTGACGACATCTGTGCCTTCAGGTTTCTTTAAACCTAAGTTCCCTGTGAGCTTCATCCCCTTCACGCTCCCTCATATACCTTGAGCTCGTTCCATGTCTTGCTTTTGGCTTGATTCCATGTGAGATTTTTAACCGCATTCCACACCGTGTATGTGTATTTGAAGCTGTACGCCAAATGCGCAGGCTTAATTTGTTCTAGCATTTCGATGAACCCTGCCATGTTTGGTGGAATGCCTTTTACGCCGACGAATTTGACCTCAAATCGATACTCGGATGGATATTCGATGACATCGACTTCGCCGCCACTGAATGCAGCCGCGGCGTTCTGAATCATCTGCTTTGTCGTGGTTCCGGCGCCACGAAGTTTCGCCTTGATTCGTTCCCTTCGCCACTCCGTCGGTTTGGTCGGATCCACTGCCAACCCAAGTTCTGATTCCCAAAGAGACAGGCCCCATGTAGCTGTTGTGGCAGAAAATTGGTTGGGAAGATTATCGATCTCTGACCAGAGCTTTCCAAGCTCTTCTCCTTCTGCGTTCATTATCTCTTCAAACTCCCGAATACCTCGATAGTAATTAGGAAGATATTGAAACAAATCAACCGATGTGGCTGGTGATGAATGTTCTTGCTGATCTGTGTGATCTGTGCCAAAGAGAGTCGCGCCGTATAACGTTTGACCGTACATCCATCACACCCCTTTCAGTTGATTCCAAGTGATCGGGCCTTTGGGCATAACATCAGCTTCTCGCGCCAACTTAACCCATCCCCCCCCATCCGCTCGACCTCGTTCCTCTTCTGATGTAGATGTCACCGTTGTCATCAAAGCCTACTTGATGAACAGCTCCTCCGCTATCGTCTGTCCAGCCGACCAGCGTTATGACTTTGCAATACGTTCCACTGCCTGGCATTCCGACCGTAGATCGATACTTAAATTCTGCCCTAATCTCCCTTGAGGTAAGATCTGTTGGAAGTAAATTAATGTTTCGGGTGTCATCAACCACCATTCTAGAATGATCGTGACTTGATGGCGGAAATGTTGTAGGCTTCCCCGTTACTCCTGTCCACGGCACGCTATCCGCCGTTTCTGCCGCGTCTACCTTCCCGTCGTAATCTGTATCATAGATGCTTTTCAACATGTCACCGACAGACTGAGCTGCCACAAGAAGCTGATTTCCGTTCGGTGTACCGATATACAACTTGTTTGTGTCTGTACAAAAACCTAATTCACCGACATCCAGTACAGGAAGTTGGGCTTCTGTTCCTCTCCTTATCTTAATCAATACTTGTCTTGGCATTATTCACCACTCCTAGAACGTTCCACCGTCAATGACAGCCACCATAAGCCGGTTTCCGTTCACTGAATCATAGACAATACTGCTCCCATCGATATTCACAGCTACTCCATTTGCATCCACCGTAATACCCCTATACGCCTTCACTTCCACCGTGTCCGCCAAGACATTGATTCCGTTTCCCGCGCCGACATGCAGAGTGACCGTATCGGCCTGACCACCACCCGTCAAACCGTTTCCGGCTGTGATCGTCTGCAACGCTCCGCCCGTGCGCACCCATGCCGTACCGTTCCAGCTATAAATCTTTTGTTCATCATCGACATAGCACGTCCATCCAGTTTGTGGTGTGTACAGATCCCATGCCGACCCATTCCATTCTGCAATTTTGTTGGTTTGACCCGACCATGCGCCGGTTGCGCCGGATGGGATGATGTATCGATCACCGACTGCCGGCGTAGTTGGCGGTGTAGTAGTGATGCGGTTTTTGACGCTGGCTTGCGGTTCGATATTGCGTTTTGCGAGTTCAATCTCGTTTCGGATTTTTTGCGCGCTCCACAGGTCTGTTGGTCCTGTGCCCGCATCGTTGATTTGACGGTGGATAGCAGCATTGTCGATATGGTCTCGGATTTGCGCTGCGGTGGCCGTTTTGGTGCCGTCTGACACTTTATTGACGCTTCCGCCTGTTACGTCTGCTTTTTTGATTTTTGCATAGTTCGTACCGTCCGCAATATCGTCAATGGTTCCGTTTAAATCCGTCAGGTTCTTTGTACTGATTCGTTGCCATGCCGTACCCAAGTCCAAATATAGATATCCGTCATCTGTCGCATAATAAAACCTTCCCTGCACTGACGCGTTAGGACGATTTGCCAACGTTCCGGACATTACACGTCCGACTAAAGTATTTATCGTACCGTCTCCAATATACACTTCTTTTGTGTCCGTACAAAATCCCATTTCCCCTTGTTGCAACGGACCGTATGCATCCAGTTGCGCCTTAGTTCCCCTTTTAATCCGTATGGTTTGGGGCATATTATCATCCCTCCCTCAAGAAAGTTCCTCCATCAATCATTCCATCGGTTTTGTATCGCTCTAATTCCGTTTGTGTGGCCGTGATTGCCTCCTGAAGCATATTCACATCATCAGCCTCAACCGTATCGCCTGGCGTTTCGTAAGATATATAGAGCTTTGGGGCGTTTGAAAATATCTTAATCATCGTTCGCCATGGCCGTTCAGACGGAACAGACAAAACAAACTGATCAATGCGATTCCCTGTCATTTTTGATCCCGTATACACACGGATTGTATCTTTCACCACGTTGTCATGCTTCAATTCGCCTTCGTAGACGCCATTGATCGGGATGACTTCTTCCTCAATAACATACCGGTTGCCGTCCAGCTTTTTATTTAACTTCGTTGAAAACCGATCAATCTGTTGAGGATACGCCAATTCCTACACCCCCCAGCGCAACCGTTCCGAGAATTGGCACCTCATCATCTTGCAACGCAACATTCGCCGTGCTTCCGTTCACAGTCAATTCACTGTAATCAATCACACCGGGCGTGCTTAGCAAAAGTGTCCCGATTTTCGCGTAGCTCACATAAGTCATAGAGAAAGCAATCTCTTTCAAATATTCATCGAGCGACGCTGCAAATGCATCTTGTACATTTTGCAGTGTATATCCCGATGCCAAAATGACGTTTGCCGAAACGCTGATCGGTTTGCCCGTCGCCGAAGTAACCGTTACAGCCGCGCCAATGGGCCGCACTTGTTCGATATACTCCTGCACTTGAGCAACCAATTCAGTGGTCGCTGGCTGCATGTCTGTGTTGACGATAGTAATTTTGACAGTGCCAGGGCCGTTCCAAAGAGGAGTCACTCTTGCCGAACCCACTCCAGCCACTTCTGTCGCCCATCGCTTATAATCCGCCGCATTTCCACTCGTTCCGGGCTCCCGTACCTTCTGCAAAAAACGTTTTCGAAGGGAGTCATCACTTTCTTCATCCTCACCCGGAACGAGGACATCTGCTAGTATCGCTGTTCCTAGTCCGTCAATCGGTTCGATCGGAAGCAGACTCCCAAACTCTTGATTGCCCGCGCTTCCTAATGTTTCTGCTTGCATACGGAACTGACCGTTGGCAATTTTTCCGATAGCGACATAGACCATGTCATTGAGCCGGAATCGACTCCCGATCGGAACGTCAAATGGCACGCCCTCCTCATCCGTGAACACTCCTTTTCGAATGGCCGGCGTCGCTTGTTTTCTATACACACCAAAGTCCGCTGCACGTCGATCCAAATATTCACCCGTCGAGGTTTCTCCGAACGCAAGACGCAAAACAACGTCCAGTTCTGCATACATCTGCGCCAATTCCATCGCAGCCGGTGCTAACGCATCATAGATGACAGAACCTTCTTGTTTATCAACATCGTCAGGAACTCGATCAAGCATCCTCTGCAAAATTGCCTCAAACGTTTGGTCCTCAAACAATACTGCTCACCTCTTTGGACGCCTCTATCTTTCCATAGACAGTTCGGCAAACAAACGTGGCGATAGCTGAATCCGCCTGGAACTGAATGCTGATGTCTTCGACTGCTAGGATGCGCGCGTCTTGAAGCACCGCTTCTTCGATTCTCCGAGGCAATTCTGCTTGGACAAACAATCTTTCTTTGCCACTTAGATTTTCAAAGCCGTAATCATCGCTATAAATTAAATGCTTGAATCGTTCGGTGCTCAACATTTTGAAAATCGATTGCTTGATAGCTTCCAACCCGTCAATCATTCCGATGCACCGGCCTCTCTCAAAGTCGAGACGATACGTTTTGGTAGGAAAGACGGAAGTATCGACGATATCTGTATCATCCATCAAAATATCTTCAGAAGGTAATACTGCCATCACTTCACCACCTTATCTAAAACCACAAATTGCTGGCCTCCTTGAACGCGAAGCAGGATTACTTTATCGCCGCCTTTTAGATTTGCTTGTTCCGCCTGCTCCGTAACAACCAAAAATTCTTCCGTCAGTTTCAATCGCTGATGTATTTGAATCGCAAGAGGGCTTTCGGATACAACCGTGCCAAACAACACATTAACTGGATTAGTCGCTTCCACAGCTTTCACAGCAACTGTTTTAATTAAATCTATCAAGCTCATCTCAAATCACCTTCAAATCTAATTGCATCGTGTGCACGCCGCCTTCCCAGTTGTGCGTGCATTCGTCAACGAGAAAATATTGCTTGATGCCGATCTTTTCGATGTACACAAACACAAAACAACCGGCGCGCACTTTCCAATGGCCGAGGCAGGTGAGTTTCAATGATTTCGTTTCACGGTTACGCAACTTGATTAACTTGTCCAACAAGTCTTTGATTTGCGCGGCCGTCATCCTTTCATCGACTTTGCGAAATTCTTGCAATCGTCCCCATTTAGCAATGTTCGCGCTGTCTTGGGCAATATAGACCTCGCGTTTTCCTGTTTTTTTGTTGTCTTGCACGATCTTGATACGATTGTACGTTTCCTCGTCGATTGACTTTTTATAGTCGAAATCAAAAAGCAGACTCTCTTCCCCAATGTAGAAGTCGTCTGCTCGAATGGCCATGTTATTGATATTTCGCAGTTCCAGTTTCCCAAAATGATCGAACAGTACATAGTTCCTGTTCGTTGCAATCAACGTTGAATCTAAAAACTTTGCCACCACATCGAGCGCTTTTTTGTTGTCTTCGACCATCGCTGGCACTTTGTATCCCGTTTCTTCAAACGTTCCAATTTTCAATCCTGCATCGGTTGCAATTTTCCTAATGCCGGCCGTGGCCGTTGTTGAAGAAAAGACAAAGGTGTCGTTGTACATCAAATATCGAAGCTGATCATACGCCTTAACACTAAAATCACTATCCGCATTGAATCCTGTTTCAAACACATAGCCGTAGAAAATCTTGTATGATCCGTCGGTGACACGAATCACGGCTCCACTATTGATGGAAAACTTACGCGGATCCTCTATCACCAACTTTGCTTCCAAGGTGCCGGCTTTCCCGATCCGGCTGGTTGTCCATTTTAAGCTGGCAACGGGCATGTCCCATATGGTTCCGTCTCGATTATCGATGAACACTTCCATTTCATTTCACCCAGTCTGGCGGGATCTTTAGCACTAAGCCGATAGGCAATCGACGCAATTGGCTGTCTTTGATATGGTTTAATTTTTGCAATTCCGTGTATCTGCTTCCTTTCCCTGTGTAATATTGCGCCACCTTCCATAAACTATCCCCTTTTTTCAAAGTGTACGTTGTCGGTTTAGGTTTCGTGTTTTGACGAGTTGGGGCGGTTTTCTTTACTACTTTCTTGGCAGGTGACGTCTTTGATTTCACCACTTGTGCTTTTTTCGGATGAAACGGAACAAATTGCTTTAGTTCCAACGAAAAATTGACATCCTCGCTCCCAAAAGACTCGTCGTACTCAAACCGTTCAATGGTCACCAACTCATTAATCGTAAACGGCCCATTGACATAAATATATCGAACGGGCTGTTTGTGATTCAGCCACTTTTCCAACAAACGAATATAATCCTTCGGCTTTTTAAAGACCGTCGCTGAATAGTGCGTCGGTTGTGCTGGGAAGTAGGACTCCAGAGTAAAACTTTTCAGCTTTGCTGGCTTCGGGACATTCACTTTCCCTAACGAGGCAATCGTAAATTCTTCTCCGTCCCCTTCTTCCTTCACATTCACCTTTTCGGGGTTAACCGGGAGACGGAAGAATTCCCGGTCATTCACGACAAAATATATGGCTCTTTCCGTCATGAGTACGCCCCTTCCGCCGACCGTGCGATTTCATTTGACATGAGCTGTTCAATACGTCGGATCAACTTGTTAATGTCGACTTCGCTGCGAATATCGCCGGTTTGAACTTGGACAGTCGGCGTTAGTGTGATGAAGTTCTGAATCGACTTGATTGTCGCCAACTCTTTGAACACTTCTAAATCTTCCTCAGCAATATTCACCTCATCATCAATCTTCCCAACCTTTCCGACCTTATCCAGTTTGCCGCCGGTCGGGTTTTTGCCTTTATCATTTCCAATGGGATTTTTCATGCCAGGGCTGTTGGTAATTTGATTACCAAGCGCTTGGGACGGAAAGGATTTGAACGGATTACCTGTTTTCCCATTCGGAATTAGGCTTTTCGCTTTATCCCACACTCCTGCCAGCTTATCTGATACGTTTTTGCTGAAGTTGATACCGGCTTTATTCCCCGCGTCAAACGCTTTGGGAAGGCTGAGCAAATTCATCCGTGGAATACTAACCACATTTTTGCTGCTTGTCGGCGCTTGAAGATTTGCTGCCCAGCTTTTCAATCCACCGGAGATGTTGCTTACCGATCCGGCACTCAGTTTGCCGATCGTTCCGATGTTCACGCCTGGTATCATGTTCAGAGCTTTAATCAGACCGTTAATGGCTCCAATCGCAATATTTGCGCCAGCTACAAAAGCACGAGCCAACGCATTGGCCGCACGATCAAAAGACCCGGCGAGCGCCGCCATGTTGTCGATCACCATTTTGGCTAAATCGTAGAACAACTTTTTAACGGCGTATGTCGGATCGATAAACACGTTGGCCAGGAACTCAGCAAACGTTGCAAACAGATTCCACCAATTCGCAACACTGTTCCAAATATAAGCCCCCAACGCAGCAAACAGCCCTGTAATAAACCCAATTACCGCAGCCGTTTGATCCGCCCAAGTTACCGTCGCATAAATGACCAAAGCGAGTAGTGCAATAATCCCCAGCAATACCCACGTGGCTGGGGAGCTAAGCATAGCTGCATCGTATACCCATTTTGCGGCTGCTGCCATGAGGGTAGCTGTTCGCACTATCAACCATTTCGCTGCAAGGCCGAGTAAAATGAGACCAATTCCGGTCAAGAGTGACCCGATGACTACTAAAATCGGTGCAATCCACGCCCAATTTTCTTCAAAAAACCGTCCAACGGCACCAACCATTCGATAGAAAAACTCCAGCGCATCAAAAGCAAGATCCATGCCTTTAATAAACACGTTGACAAAAAACATCGCATGTTCCGCCATCGTAGCGAACGCATCAGAGTTCACGAACTGGTTAAACCGAATCAGCAACGGTTCAAATGCGCGGAACGCCCAGTTTTTGAACATGGTCATCGCATCGGAGAAGGTTAAAGGCATGTTTTTAAATTTTTTCTCGATCTCATCCGCAGCCTTAAACAGGGCATTTTTGATAATATCCGCCGTAATCGTTCCTTCGGCTGACATTTCCTTGAGTTGTCCCTTTGTTTTTCCAGTGAAATCCGCAATTGCTTGGGCGAGCAACGGCGCATTTTCCATGATGGAACGGAATTCATCACCTTGCAGTTTTCCAGCCGCCATCGCTTGCGTGAGCTGATACATACCGGCTTGCCGTTCAAAAGTGGACGCACCCGACACCGTAAACGCTTTGCCCATCAATTCAGAGAATCGGATGATTTCATCATTATTTTTGAACGCATCCTCTGCCAGTAGCCCAAGTTTTGAAACGGAGTTGGCCATATCGATATAGCCGCTTCGACTTTTCTGCGCCGCTCGATAAATCTTCTCTTGAAGTTGCGCTTGTGTTTGCAAACCGTCATTGATATTCGCTAAACGGGCTGATGTAGAAACATACGTATCCGACGCTTCTACAAATGTTTTCGCTCCTTGTTTGATCGCCTCCAATGCCATATAAGCTGCCGCCGAACCAGCAAAAGCACTAAAGAATCCTCTGACGGCGCTAGTTGCTTGATGAATAGGGGGAGGCAAGCTGGAAAATTTGGACTGAAGCGGGGTTAAAGCATCGGCCGATTGTTTAGACGCCAAAACTAGACGTTCTAAATCGGCCGATGCGTTTGTAATCGCTTTTCGCGCTTTCGCTAATCCTTTCGTATCTAATTGAGTCGCGCTCGCATCCATCTTTTCCATGACGCGAATGGTTGCATCCATCGCACGAATCATTTTCATCAGAGGTCCTGTCAATTTGTCGTTTAACGCTAACGTTGTTTGCACTCCAGCCATTCGCTCACCCCCTCACCTTTTGTTTTATTCGATCGTGTTCTTCCTTCTCTTTCTTCAACTCGATTTGAATGCTCGCAATGACAAACGCTTTTTCTTTTCGATCCATTTCTAAAAATTCCCGTGGTCGCCAATGAAAACGGTGGAGAGCGACATGCGCATAGAACGCCTCTCCACCTTCCTCAATTAGTTTTTTGCCTCTTCGACCTCTTCGTCCATCGTTTTATCTAATCCTGAAATTTCCGTTACCTTCTCAAGAATTTGGTTTGCTTCTCCTAAAAGAAACATTTCGGCAAATAGCTTGTCCGCACCTAGCACACCATAGGATTCTTGTAGCTCACGGTCATTTAAATCTGGGTACACAATCGACGCCACGCAAATTTCACGATTGTATCTCACCACATCAAAAACGCGCTCCATTTTGCCGCCTTTACCTGGGCGAAATTTGAAACAACGCTCGTTGATGGCATCAGCTTCACCCGCAGTCAACGGACGTAAAACGAGTGGTTCGTCAAAACGATCCAGTTTCAGCTCTACATTTTCGTATGGCTTCGCATTCCCTTTTAAAAACGCCTTAAACTTGCTCATATATGTCCTCCTTAATTAATGGTTTTGAATTGGTCTAGCAAATCGAAGTCATCAAATGTGAATGACACTTCGTCTTTCAACACATCATCTGAATCTCCGTCCAACTTGGCAATGAGTGTGCTGTCCGGCACAATATTTTTGATGATTGCTGTTTGCTTGCCGGCTGCGCTCGTAATATCTGCATTTACCAACATCGCATCGAACATTGGCGCTTTTCCTGTCCGCAAATATTCCAATGCCATGGCACGAATTTCTGGGCGGTGGTAGTAATACGTCATATTTCCTTTTCCGTTTGCTCCAACGATTTTGCTGCCGTTCATACGTGCACCGACACGTTTGACGTCAGCCTTGATATACTCAATGGTCGCGTCAAACTTTACAATCTCTGCAAACTCATATGACTTCCCGTCAATCGTAATATATAGCGTCCCTTCTTTCGAAGAAATGGCGTCTTTCGATTCCATTACACGCGGCATATCGATCACCTCCGTTGATTACTTGCATGCAATCGTCATGTAGAGCTTTTCCATGGCATCGACGAATTTCAGTCCTGCATTGACCAACACAGCATTTTTTTCATCGCCCTGTTCAACTACAATTTCATCTGGATTATATGGCTCTAAAGCCCCAACTCGCACGAGAGGATCTAACACGCTTTTCATGATCTCTTTTTTGAACAAATTCCGCCCATCTTCGTTGTTGTTCACTTTTCCGATGAAATACTTAGAGTAGATATACTGCGTATTATCCGAAACGATATCCATTTCGCGAATGATTTTATTTTTGCGAAAATCTTGATTTTTGGTCGGTGTGAAGGAACGGAACGTATTGATGTCTTGTTCCACCACTACCGAGTCCCGATTGAATGTATAGACGATATGGCCATCTTTCAACGCTTGCTCGATTTCCTCATGAGTTTTGCGCTCGCAGTCCACCGCTCCTGGATACTCAGCATATGTCAGCGAGCTTGTTCCGGCACTCGCGTACGCCGCCGCATACCAATACAACGCATCTTTTGCCGATAGCTGCTCGTTTCCCTCAAGCGTGACACCATTGAGAACAGACACCACACCTTCATGGTCAGCAGCATTGTAGCTGTTCGTAACGAGCGTCACGTTTTTTCCGTAATTCTTGCGCCATTCTTTTACTTTGAGCGCCAGCAGCGCTTTCACTGTTGGATCGTCCGTACCAACCGCGACCACCTTGAAATCTTGGGTATCAAGACCTGCCGCAAATTCCGCATAGGCATCATTGGTTGCAATCCCTGTGGTTCCGCCAGACAGTGTCAATGTGATATCGGATGTGGGCAACTGACCGCTAAACGTCACAAACGGATTTGGTTGTAAGTCGGCGATGGTAGCTACCGTTTGTGTGTCAACGATATCCCCGTCAAAATATGTTTTCACCGTCGCCGTGCCGTCTAAATTCGCCGTCACTACTACCGATAGTTTGTTGCCATCAGAGCCGGCGTGCTTGGCGGTCGCTGTCAATCCTCCACCCGTTGCCGCGGCTTTATTCCCCCCGCTATTCAAGTTAAAAATCAGTACTTGACTGGTTGCCTTGAACGCTTCACGGAGTGGAACGATTTCGTTCAAATTCTTCCCTAACACTTCTTTAAATTTGGTGTTCGGCGTGACCTTTACGAACTTTCTCGCTTCGCCCCAATCTAATTTGATGGGAATGGCCACAACCGTATTGGAGTCCGGCGTCGTTGTGTTCAGGCTGTTCGTTTCAAAATTGATATACGCGCCAGGACGAATTTTGTTTTGCGTCTTCCATGTACCTCCTGCCATTATTGAACCTCCTTCGCTTTCCATTCGCTTAACAGTGAGTCGACTTCTTCTTTCGTGTACGTTTTCGCATCATCTAAAAGAACCTCAAGCAACCATCGATCTTTCCCATATTCCGTCGCGTTCATAAAAGCCGATTTTCCATATCGTGCCTCTGACGTGCTTTTTTCAGTTTGTCGTGCCAACTTCCACCCCTCCTAACGTCTGCATCTTTGTTTCGTCCGTCTTCTCTTGAAGCCGTACAGAAACAGCAAATGTAATGACAAGCACATCATCCTCTTTTGTCCCTTCTAGCCGATGCACATGATAGCGATTGGCGATGTATTGGAATTCGTTCTGGAACGTCTCAAATACATCGTCGCATTCCGCATCGATTTCGGTCGATTGTGGGAAATAAACCACATTAAACGAGTAGGACCGCCACACTTGCCTTTTGATTTTTCGTTCCTGATCAGACTGAATGATACGCACAAGAAAAGCAGGAGTTTGAAGCCCCTGCTTAATTTTCTCGTCGTATACTTTGACATTTCCAAACACTTGTTTAATTTGTTGAATGATGAGTGTTTTAATCTCCAAAGATCCGCCTCATCTCCTTTTCGATCTCCCGTTGCCACATGTTCGGGGCGATTCGGCGCATGTCATCCATCGTTAGCTTCAACATAAACCGTCCTTCTACCCACCCGACGGTCTGTCCAGCCACCACGATACGATGTCCGTTTTCCACAAACGATGCATATTCTGCCTGGTTGTAAATGTGAATATATATCGTATCACCCTTGCTCATCACATAATACTTCCAGTTGTTTCGCAAGTTTCCGGTATCAACGGGCGTTAGTTTTTTCACCTTTCGAATGGCTAGCTGTGCGATGCGTCCGGCCACTCTCATTTGCACTTGATGAGCGATTTTATTCAGCTCCACCAACTGCTGTTTTAGCACTCGAACTTCACTAAACTCATAGCCCATTATGCATACCCCTTTCTGATGAGCAACACCTCCTGGTGGGTAACATACACAAACGGTTCTTTGGCCGACTCATATCGAACGCCATCGATGATAAATATATCGCCGGCGCGTACGTCAACGTCGCCGGATAACAAGACTTTGACATCATACTGAATGATGTTGGCTTCGCCTTGCGATGCGTTATTGAGCGTCTGCATGCCAACAGTTGAAAGGCGACAAGGCACGTTTTCGTGCTTTGTCGCCCACTGCATTCCGTCGGCGCCATTTGGCTTCTGATACGGTTCGTATCGTTGGATGGTAGCTGTTCGGTCATACAGCCGTTCGACCGCGGATTTGGCTTTGAGAAAGATGTCACGAACCGACATGCTACCACCTCATTTTCCGATAGCGATACAGCTGCGCTTGATAAGAGTGAAGAATAGCTTCGGTGATCTTTTCGCCCTGGCTTTTTTCAGGTGTATCAAACGTTACCTGCACGTCGCCTTCCTTGATAGATTTGACCGCGGGCTCAGACTCAGGGGCGCTTTTTTGCTCCAAACGGATCAGGTCGACAACCATATTAGCGTGCACATACTGCAACTCTTCTGGAATATCGTCACGATTGCAAAAAGTTTTAATCGCTTGCCCCACTTCTTCAATGTACATGGCCAAGCGATCATCTGACGGTGGATTGTCGAGCTTGGCTTTGACAATATCAAGCACCGTCATTGTTATTCAGCTGCCCTTTCCGATTTCTTCGCCTGCTTCTTTACTTCTTCCTCCACCACTTCTTCGTACCCCGCCTTTTTAAAGGCAGCTTCCTGCACGTCATTATGCGCGATCAAAATGTCCTCGCCCTTTTTAAACTTCTTCATCGCTTGTCACCCCTTACGCTTTTTTGTGCACGTAAATGGCGTTCTTCTTATTCTCGAATACAAAAGCATCATAACGAATACGACCTTCTACAAGCGTACCGTTAATGCCTGGCGGGTTTTCATGCGTTACGTAATCAGTCAGCTTGATCGGCGCCACTGTTGCCATCGGATGTGTGATGAAAAATTCGACGTTGGCCGGCAAATAAGAAGAAGGCACCGTAATCAATGGGATCCCATCAATTTGACCGACTTGTCCTTTCATTAGTGCATCCTGTGCGAGATCAGACGCTTTAATGAAAGACGGGTCTAAGCGAATTTGTTTATAAAAATTCGCGCCAATATACGCTACGCGACCAACCAATGGAACTTTCAAGTCTGTAAGTGTCGTTGTCGCATCCAAAAACGCCTCATACGCATTATCCTTTGTAATCGGCGCCGTCACCGTCGTGCCTGCGTTGGCGCAAATGACTGCAAAACGATAGATGTCCACCTCCGGAACAACCACTTCGTCAATCTGACGGGCAAGTGCTTTGCCGGCCTCCATGACACCCATGGTATCTTGTTTCGATTTATTATCGATCGTAAACGTAAAGGACCGATCGCGTGTTACTTTCATTTCTTGCACACTGTTCTCCAGTTCGACCGGTGTGCCATAACGATTGTTTCCTGACGGCGTATAATCTTGCATCGGTGCTGTTGGGATCGAGAACACCTTGACCGTTTCAACCCCAACCCACTCCAAATCTTGATTTACAGCTCCACCCGAAAGAGATTGTTTTTTGAAACGCTCGTCGACATATGGCGCATACTTCTCCGCATAGTTAATTGGCATTGTTCATTACCTCCTACACATTAAATAGAATTAAATCCAGCTAAAAACGGATCCTCTGGATCCCTGCCAGTCGGATTGCCTTCAGCTGGTTTGATCCCCGTAATTTTCGGTTGATGGTTGTTTTCAGGCACAAATAAAAAGGACTTGGTTTCTTGCAGCGTCTTTAACTGCTCATCCAGTCCTTTCGTGATGTTTCCGTTTTCGTCTAATTCAATAGCGTCCTTGTCAAGAAGCGACGCAACCAAATCGGCGTCATGTACCTTTCCATTAATCGCAAGTTTAATCGCGCTGTTCAATTGCGTTTCTTTGATTTTCGCTTCATATGCCGCCTTCTCCTCTTTATATCGCTTCTCTAAATCCGCAAGCTTCGTTTGTAGTTCTTCATTTCCTTCTGCTTGCTTTTTGAGCTGTTTTAAGTCATTGTCGCGTTGTTCTAGCTGTTTTTTCATGTCGTCGAGACTTGTTTTTAAATCGTCTACTTTCGCTTTTTGCGCTTCCACCGACTTCCCATGCTCGGCCATGATTTTGTCGATGACCTCTTTCTCCAGTCCTAAGCTTTCAAGAAATTCACGTTTCATTCTTACTCCCTCCTGGTTACGTTTTTTTACGTGGTTACGGCCACGAACCCTTTTGTTCTTTAACGTCTACAAATAGTAAAAAGACGAGAGGAAATAAAAAAGCACATAACCGTTTTGTTTGGTTAGGTGCTTTTATCTAGCAAATTCTTAATCACTTGATATTTTTCTTGCACAACTTGTTTCAACTCTTCTTCTCCAATGTAGTCACTATAGTCTTGTCTATGAATCGGATCTGGTTCGTACCAACTGCATGCTTCCGAAATATCATCAAACGCATCGATATACTTTTCATCTAAATCTGCATTATCGAAATATGAGGCATACATAGCAGGAAAATCATAAGAAAATTGCTCTGGCGGCAAATCCCCTTCAAGATAATCTTCAACACACCTCAATAAATCATCCATCGATTTCCCTCCAGTCTTCTTTTGGTTTTGAACGAGCAACAATACTAACGATCTCACCGGTATCATTAGCTTGTATTACCGCAATGCCGTCTTTAAAATAAACCGTTTTATCTCCCTCTGCTTGATGATATCTTTTTCCTGTCTTAAGCACATCTAAAACATCTTCTTTTGTAAATTTTCTTTTTCCTTTGCTTTGTTTTTGACCCAGCACACGATTCACAGCATGTTCTTTAAAGGAAAATCCTTCATTTTTAAAATATTTAAAGGTATCATTCATTTTTTGAAGATATTGCTTGGAGTACTGTCCAGGATTCCTTATCTCCAGTGTATTCCCTTTGATGTGTCTATTATACCACTCTTCATACGAAATGGAATCCACCAAACCATTCATCGACTGACGTTTCTCACCGTTCGTATACTCCGATTCATCGAAATACGGAATTGTTGTCGTTCGGCAACGCACATGAAACGGTGGTGCATTTGTTCCTGGTTTGTAATCTTTCACGTTATAAACCTTGCCATCTTGGTATCTACAAATATCCGATGTTCGCATATCGAGTGTGGCCAAAATCTCGTATTTCTCCATCCCCGCATCGCGATAGCTGTTGTGCGCAGCTAAATTGTGAAAGAAGCTCGCTTCCGTCCTAACCAACGCTTCGGCGCGCGAGTATGCAACGTCTGTCACTCTCACTATTTCTTTGGCCGTCCGATCGATGGACCGGCCGATGATGAAGCTTTGTTCGAGCGACTTTCGAATGTTTTGCATGGTTTCTTGTTCGTGGCCCCAAATCCGTTCAGAAAACTCTTTGCCACTCCAGTTGTACGACATCACTTCGCGCATGGTGCTGTCATCAAGTATTTGAACGTTTGCAGGGATGCCGGCCATCGCGAAATCATACATGAAGTGGTAGTACGAGTTTTGGTACACATCGACCAACCCCGTATAGGTGTACTCCTGCAATCCGTTTTTTCCGCCATAGAGGTGCAGCATCATCATTTCGATTTGCGCTAAAAGCAACTCTAATCGCGAAATCCGAACACGATAACTGACTGCGTTGAGCAAATTTTCGTATTGCGGATTTCCCGCGAGGGCCATAGCACGAAACCGGGCCAAATCGACTTGCTTAAATTCTTCAATTTCTTGGGACGTTAAAATCTTTTTCGCCTCATACAATGAAAGCTTGTTATCTCTCGCATACCTTGCGTAAAACGCTTCAATCTGTCGCACAATATCTCGTTGCGCTTCTTTCAGTCGCTGTTGCATCTGCGCTAAATATTTCTCGACAATCAACTGCGCTTCCTGTTCTCTTTGCGCGGCACGCTGCTCCCAATACTGCCGGCTATTCATTTACGTTCCCATCTTTCCTTTGTTGCTGGAACGCGCCCTGGTAGCCGTTATACATTTGTTCTTGTTCCTGTTGCTTCTTCAATCGTTCCTCGACTTGCTCCGTATACCACGGATGATTTTCACGAATTGTCTGGTCATCGAGAATACCAACCGACGCCTGGCAGTTGGCGATCACCTCTGACTCATTAATGATGATGTCACGGTTGAAGATAATTGAAATTGGCTCATTCGTGAAATCGCCTTTTCCTGTCATGAGCAAATACTGGTCGATGAACCAAATCAAATGTTCTAGGCTTGATTGAAACTCGGTTTCAAGGATGTTGCAGTCCATATCTAAATCCGAATATCGGTATCGAAGCGCCACTCCACTGGCGTTGCCCAGGTTCTCATCCTGTGTATCAACCCCGCGTCCAAATTCATAGATGGCTTTCCGGATCCGAAGAAGCTCTTTTTCCACCGCGTCTGTCTGAAGATCGGCTTGGAGCTTATCCACATCGCCGTTTTCATCTAACTTTACCGCCCGATATCGGTTCAAATCATTTAAAAATTCCTGTAAGTTCGTCCCGCCATAATTTACTAACTTATAGATGAAATTCGGGATGTCAGCCAACAGATCCGCATTTACGGAAGCTTGCAAATTGTAGTCATCAATCAATGACTTGATACAGTCGATCAGTGGCTGCTCTTCCTCATTGTACTTGAACGCAATCAACGGCATGCGCTCCCACAGATACGGCTTTCCATCGATCATGAAATGATAGTTTGTTTCCACTCCAGCCAACACATCCGGAACGAGCGAATCGGCTTGCCAGACATAATAGTTAATCCCGTTTGGGTGGTGATACTCGACCTTCTTTTGTAGTTGTTTTTGTGTGTTCGTGTACACCACTTCTTCATACACCCGAATAAACGACACAATCTCTTCATGATCATTATCTTTCCAGAACGGAATAATTTGTTCGCTCGGAATTTTTTTGAAAGCTAATTCTCCTTTTTCGTCAATGTACACATATAAAAAAGCGATCCCTTTGTTGATCGCTTCTTTGCCGAGATTTTTCACCACTTTTAGCAAACGCTTATCAAACATATCTTGCATGATTTTCCGGTATGTTTCGTTTTCCGTTGCAATCGTTGGCTCCTTTGAGAGCAAGTATCCAACTTTCTGATTGACGAGCTTTTTCACAAAATCATGAGCTAGCTTTTGATTCGAACGCCATGTGATATCTTGATTTTTCTTTTCGATATCCATTTTCGTACGATAATATCGATCGCCTAGCAGCATGAGATTGCGCTTTTCGCTCGTTTCCCAGTCTTTCACGATCGCCGCCAAAAGCTGTTCGTCTGTCATGATTCCTTTGGCCAACTCCGCCAATGCTCGTTCATGCCAAGGCGCTCTGAATAAATCCTCGATCAGCACGCGATCACCTCCTCTATTTCAATATCGATACGGACGGTCGTTTCATATCATCTTCGAATGCGTAACGAGTCGCATCGATCGTATGGTTATTTTTATCCTCCAACTTCGGTTTTGGATTGCCGTCTGCGTCAACCTGGTAGTCAATCGACTCAAATTCTCTTGCAATGTTCGGCGTTCGCTTCGGATCAATCACAATTGCCTCTAAATCATCAAGCCACTTCTCGCCATATTCCACACTTCCCGGACCTTTTTTTGCCCCTTTAATCCGCGGAATCCCGTGCTCTTTTTTCATTTCATCTACTGATTTTGGTTCGGCGCTGTCGGCGATAATCGGTTCGAGATGATAGTTTTTTGCTTTGATTTTTTCAGCTACTTCTCGGTTCGATAGCTTCACACCGTATATTTCATCGATGGCATAAATGATCCGTCTGGTTTTATCATAGTGCCAACGCACGAACGCAAACGGATCCACGCCATATCCCCAGTCAATACCTTGACGGATGTTATCAAATTGTTTCATCTCCTCATCCGTAATCGTCCGAAATACTAAATTATCAAACGGCACCACACCACTCCCAATCGGCTCGCCGAGATATTCATGGCGGTACTTCATCTCATTCGTTCGCTTCGTATGTTCGGCTTCTTCGATGAAGTCTTTCGACAAAAACGGATTGTCTAAATACGTCGAGTGATGAACGAACGTGTTCTCAGGAAGAAATTGCGTTTCGTACTTTTGGTTGACCCATGACTGTCTACGCTTCGGTGGGTTATAGCTGTAAAAAAACGTGTACCGCAATCCGCTCGGAAGCTCTCCACGTAACACAGATTTTTCAATGACAGATACTTCTTCCTCTGTCTTAAACTCTGCAAGCTCCTCAATCCACATAATGGCTAGTGGAAATTTCGATGCTTTAATGGATTTGATTTTTTGTGGGTCATCAGCACCGCGGAACAGAATCCGATTTCCTCGCGGCAGATACGTGATCCGCATCGGGTTGATCGTCACTTGAAAATACTCTGTGACACCCAATATTTCCATCGCTTCTTTCAGCTGTTCCAACACCGAATCCGCTAGCGTGTTCCCGACCCTGCGTACAACAAGAGCCGTCACCGGATACCGCATCACCAGCAATAACACCATCATTGCGATGTGCGTAGATTTGGCGCTGGCCCGACCACCTTTCAGTACATAGCGCAAATAACGTTGCTGTTTCACCAACGCCCACACTTTTTGGAACGTTGGTGTAAACACTTCAGAAAGCCTAATCTGCTTCATCGGACTCACCGATGTCATCGATAATCTGAACACCAAAATTGGCGTCAATTTGCTGGCGCTCGGTCCACATCGCGAAGCGTTTGCCGAGGAGCTCGGCAGCTTTAACACGATCCCGAATGCTTGGTGTCTTATCTTCCAATTCAAAAAATCCTTCGCCTTTTCCGACAGGGATTTCTTCCGTGACCTCACCACGCAGCACTTTTGTCAAAAACTCCAGCACCTCATCCTGCGAAGCGACGCGTGCTTTATCTTTTTCAGCTAAGCGTTGACCGATGTACTCTTTAATCGCAACATTTTGCAACAGTTTGTGCGCATGACCTCGAGCCGTAGCGTCGGAATACCCAGCCTTTCTCGCCGCCTCTTCTGCGTTTCCTAATTCGATATAATAATCCGCAAACGCTTTTTGTTTTGGCGTCAACTTCCGCATCTACATCATCACCTACCTCCTCACTTCCTTCGAATCGCCCCGCGCACTCGCTTGTACGTGTCGCGTCGGACGCCCATAATGTCGAGCCAGTCACGCCAGGTCATCCTGTCTTTCTTCATGCGGTTTAACTTTTGTTTGTCTTTATCACCCAATGCCTCGCGCAACTTATACACGTGCATCACCTCGCTCAAATAAAAAACGCCACCCGATCGGGTGACGCCAATGGAAAGAGGTTCGGCTTGCCACTTTTCACTTATTAGTGGCATTCACACGACAAAAATACAGTGTTATAAATAAGTTTTGCTTTGACAAAAGTAAAAATGATATTATTAAGTCATAAGGAAACATTTCTGTTGTTGTTGAATATGATTAAAAAAGGGGGCGAGGTGACATGAAGAAAATCATTGGCATTCTTTCTCAAGTGAATATGTCTGTACTTCTTATTGCCTTTTTCTTCTTGTTGTACGACCTCACCCTATTGAAACTGGACGTATTTGGAAACCGTACCGTAGGTGTTTTTTATATTAGAGAACTTGTCTCTCTCGTGTTCGCAATATTGACAGTGAAAAGTTTCTTTAAAATCGAAAACCGTTATAAGGAGAAGGAAGAATGAAGCTTATTCTTCCTTTTTTTCATCTTTCGCTTCTACTGGTAGAGAAGTTTGTTTACTCAGAGATTCAACGTATGCTTGTAATGATTTTTGCAATTGTCCGGGTAATTGAATTTCAAGATTTTCTGCATTCATAATCAAACGTTCTTTTTGTTCATCGTTTGGCTCGTTAACTCCCTCTTGAGTTTGACCTTGCTGCTTTAGTTTTTGCCACTCCAGCAACCTTCCCACAATCCCCGGTGTATCGAATTCTATGCCGAAAAACTTTACTCGCCCGCCGATCACCCCAACGAGTGCTACTGCTATCATGATGATAGCAGGAATATACCCTATTAATTCGATGGCTCCGGGAGACTGGACATTGATTTTAATATCAATTTCATCGTCAGAATGACTATCAGCCAACGCGAACAAATCAGACATGAAAGATATGAAGTGATGAGCTTTGATGTGGTCTTTCTTGCGCACATGTAGAATAAAATGACA